CTAAGCCTAAGAAAAAGCAAAAAATTAGTTATTAAAATAAGCGGTCAGGTGGCTGCTTTTTTTGATGCCCAAAAAATTACCGAACTGCCGGGAAAGCAGGAGAAAGGAGACATGAGAATGTCAGAATTTAAACCAATCACTACACAGGAAGAATTTGATGCTGCTATTAAGGAGCGTTTATCTCGTGAGAAAGCGAAGTATAGCGACTATGACCAGCTTAAATCTCGTGTGACGGAATTGGAAGAAGAAAATGTTGGCTTAAAGTCAACAATCGAAGCCAACAATCAAAGTAAGGCAGATGATGACAAGCAACTTAAAGAACTGAAGAATCAAATAGCTGGTTATGAGACAGCTAGTTTGCGAACTCGGATTGCTTTGCAACATGGACTACCTTACGACCTTGCAGATCGTTTGCAGGGAGCTGATGAAGAAAGCTTGAAAGCTGATGCAGAGCGCTTGGCTGGATATATGAAACCAGTGAGTAAAGTAGCACCAGTAAAATCAACTGAACCAATCGTCCCTAAAGAGGATGATGACAGAGCTATGGTTAGAAACTTGGTTCAAAGTTTAAATATTGAAGATTAAAGGAGAAAAAATATGTCAGAAGCTCAACTTTCAAAAGGAAATCTATTTGATCCAGAACTTGTAACAAAAGTAATCAACAAGGTGAAGGGTCATTCGTCAATCGCTAAGCTATGCCCTCAAAAACCAATTCCGTTTAATGGACAAAAGGAGTTCATTTTCGATTTCGATTCTGATATCGATATTGTAGCTGAAAATGGCAAAAAGACTCATGGTGGTGTAAGCCTCGAACCTGTGACTATTGTGCCGCTCAAAGTTGAATACGGCGCCCGTGTATCTGATGAGTTTTTACATGCTTCCGAAGAAGCAAAAATTGATATGCTCACTGATTTTGTTGAAGGTTTTTCTAAAAAATTAGCTCGTGGTCTTGATATCATGAGTATTCATGGTATTAATCCACGAACAAAACAAGAATCCACAATTATTGGTAATAATTGCTTTGACAAAAAAGTTACTCAGACAGTACCTTTCAAAGATACTAACCCAGATGAAAGCATGGAAGATGCTGTTGGTATGATTGATGGCTCAGAACGCGACATCACTGGAGCGATTTTGGACCCTATTTTCACTACAGCCCTCTCTAAAATGAAAAATGCTGAAGGTGGGAAATTGTATCCTGAATTGGCATGGGGTGGTGTACCTGATGCAATCAATGGTTTGACAGTGGATAAAAACCGTACTGTATCCTATTCACAAACAGATCCTAAAAATACAGCAATCGTTGGAGACTTCGAAACTATGTTCAAATGGGGATATGCAAAAGAAGTTCCAATGGAAATCATCCAGTATGGTGATCCTGACAACAGCGGTCGCGACCTTAAGGGTTATAACCAGATTTATATCCGTTGCGAAGCATACATTGGATGGGGCATCATGGACGCTGCTAGTTTCGCTCGTATTGTGAAAACGGGAGGTTAATCATGGCTGAGTATGTAAACCAAAAGACAGGAGCAACAATCAACACTAATACAGAAATTTCTGGGGGTGATTGGGTTCCAATTGCAGCATACAAACCTTTGGACTCATTGACTAATGCAGCATTGAAAGAAATCCTTGATGAAAAAGGTATTTCTTATGATAACCGTGCTACAAAACCTGAATTGATTTCGCTGCTTGAACAAGCTGACACTGAAGTCCAGTAGTCGCTTGACTGGAGGTAGAAATGGAAAACTTTGCAACAGTAGAAGATGTTCAAATATTGTGGCGAACATTGAAATTCGATGAGAAAGAACGAGCCGAAGCACTGTTGGAAGTTGTTTCTCATTCTCTTAGAGTTGAAGCTAAAAAAGTTGGCAAAGATTTAGATGGATTGGTTGCTACTGATCCATCTTTTGCCATGGTCGTTAAGTCCGTCACGGTTGATGTGGTAGCTCGCACGTTGATGACCTCAACCAACCAGGAACCGATGACTCAATTCACTGAGAGTGCATTAGGCTATTCAGTGAGTGGATCTTATCTTGTTCCTGGTGGAGGTCTCTTTATCAAAGACTCAGAATTAAAACGTCTTGGTCTAAAGAAACAAAGATATGGGGTGATTGATATCTATGGGACGGATTAAAGGAATTACAATAACATTATTGGATACAGTAGAAGATGGAAAGGATGACTTCGGTCATCCTATTTACCGTGAAACTGAAATCCAAGTGGATAATGTACTAGTAGCACCATCATCAACAGATGATGTAACCACACAAGTGAACTTAACTGGAAAAAAAGCTGAATATACTTTGGCTATTCCAAAGGGAGACCAGCACGACTGGAAAGAAAAAACAGTCATATTTTTTGGTCGTAAATGGCGTACAATCGGTATTCCTCTAGAGGGAATTGAATCGATGATACCACTAGACTGGAACAAGAAAGTGATGGTTGAAACTTATGAGTAAGATGAAATTCACTTTAAATCCATCTGGAGTTTCAGCACTTTTAAGATCAGGAGAAATGCAGGGTCTATTACAAGAAAAAGGTCAAGCGGTGGCAGAACGAGCAGGAGATGGGTTTGAATTAACTGTATCCCCTGGTCAAAAACGTGCTAATGCTAAAATTAGTACAACTGATATTAAAAGCATTAAAAAAAATGCTAAACAAAATATTTTACTAAAGGCACTAAAATGATTGAAATTGTCATAAAGAAGTTTTTAGATGAGAACTTAAAAGTTCCATCTTTTTTTGAACACACAAAAAATATGCCTGAAAGTTTTGTAATTATAGAAAAGACTGGAAGTGGTGGGAGTGATTATGTTCATTCTGCCACTTTCGCTTTTCAAAGTTATGCGCCTTCACTTCAAAAGGCTGCAGAGTTAAATGAAACTGTCAAAAAGACAGTTGAACAGCTTGTGACGGTCAATGAAGTGAGTGGAGTGCATCACAACAGTGATTACAACTTCACGGATACAGAAACACAAAAATATCGTTATCAAGCGGTGTACGATATTAACTATTTTTAACAGGAGGAACTCATGGGTTCAGGTACAGAAGAAAGAGGAGGAAAACAAATGGTTACAACAGCAGCATCATCAGCAAACGTAACAGCGGCAAAACCGAATATTAGTGGAGCAGTATCAAGCGCACCACTAAAAACAGCATTACCACAAGACGCTAAGACTGCACTTAATGAAGCTTTTAAAACTTTGGGGTATATCTCTGAAGATGGATTGACAAATGAAAACTCTCCAGAAAGCGAAGAAGTCAAAGCATGGGGTGGTCAAACAGTGTTATCATCACAAACTGACAAGAAAGATACATTCAAATTCAAATTGATTGAAAGCTTGAATGTTGAAGTTTTGAAAGAAGTTTATGGTGTAGATAATGTAACAGGAACACTTGCAACAGGTATCACAGTCAAAGCTAATGCGAATGAATTGCCAGAGCATAGTCTTGTAATTGATATGATGTTGAAGAATGGATCAATTAAACGTATTGTCATCCCTCGTGGTAAAGTGAGCGAGATTGGAGAAATCGGATACAAGGACGGTGAACCAGTTGGTTATGAATTGACAATCACAGCATTGCCAGATGACCAAGGGAACACTCACTACGAATACATGCAAGGAGCATAATATATGTCGAAATCAATTAAAGGGAAAACTCCATCAGGATTTAAGTTTGAAATTTCAGAGCGTAGGTTGAACAACTACGAACTATTGGAATTGATTGGCGAGGTTGATGAAGGGAATGGACAAGCGTTCCCTAAAGTTCTAAAACTTCTTTTCGGAGAAGAACAAGCTAAAGCATTTAAAGATCATCTGCGTGAAGAAGATGGCATCATCCCTAATGAAAAAATTGCAGACGAATTGAAAGCAGTTTTTGAAACTGTTCAAGAAGTAAAAAAATCCTAATCCTTGTGCAGATGATAAAGCTAGATGAAGATGCTCTAATCTGTGATTTAGCTGAAACTTATAACATATACGATTATAAGCAGCTACCACTATCAAAGGTAGCTGTTTTTTCGTATGGTTTGAGAGATGATTCAAGAATTAAGAAATTAATGTCTGACCAAATAGTTTCACTAGACACCTTGTTATTATCCTTGATGGTTGACAAGTTATCACTTTCTTTATGGTTGCAAACCAAAGATGGTCAGAAAGGTATCAACCAACCTAAATCAATAGCAAGTCAATTTATACATAAGGAAGAAAAAGAAGAAGATAGAGACTATCTAGTTTTCCAATCTGGCGAGGAATTTGAAAGATGTTATAAAGAACGTTTAGCCAGTTTAGGAGGTGGTGACTAATGGCGACAGAATTAGGGAAAGCGTATGTGCAAATCATCCCTTCAGCTAGAGGCATCACTGGGATGATTCAGAAAGAAATGGGCGGAGAGGTAGCCTCGGCTGGTGTAAGCTCTGGAAAATCTCTTGGCTCAAGTTTAATCGGTGCCCTTAAAGGCGCCATTGCAGCTGCAGGAATTGGTAAAGCAATTGGAGCAGCATTAAGTGAAGGTGCAGCACTCCAACAATCGCTTGGAGGAATTGACACCTTATTTAAAGCATCAGCAGAAAAAGTAAAGGGTTTTGCCAATGAAGCATACAAAACCACTGGACTTTCAGCAAATGCTTATATGGAGAATGTAACAGGTTTCTCAGCAAGTCTATTACAATCTCTAGGTGGAGATACAGATAAAGCAGCAGATATTGCCAATATGGCCATGATTGATATGTCAGATAATGCTAACAAAATGGGTACATCTATGGATAGCATCCAGGTTGCTTATCAAGGATTTGCTAAACAGAACTATACTATGCTGGACAACCTGAAGCTTGGTTACGGTGGTACAAAACAAGAAATGCAACGCTTGTTGGCAGATGCGGAAAAATTGACTGGTGTTAAGTATGACATTAACAACTTGTCAGATGTTTATCAAGCAATCCACGCTATCCAAGAGAATTTGGATATTACAGGAACAACAGCAAAAGAAGCAGCATCTACTTTTAGTGGCTCATTTGAATCTATGAAAGCAGCTGCACAGAATGTACTTGGGAAGTTGGCTTTAGGAGAAAATATCCTACCATCTTTGCAGGCTTTAGCAGAAACAACCTCTACTTTTCTCTTTAATAACTTCTTCCCAATGATTGGGAATATTATGTCAGGTTTAGGGGTTGTAATTAGTGAAGGTCTAAGTCATGTAGCTACTCAGTTGTTTGGTGAAGAATTTGGGAATGCAGTATTTACTCAACTATCTCGTGTAAGTGGTATTTTTCAAACTTTCTTTGATATGATTTTTGGATCATTGAGCAAGCAAGATAATATTGATATTTTAGAAGCCCTTGGATTTTCTGAAGGTGCTGCAACTCAAATTGTCAACATTGCAGATAATATCCGTGAGACCTTTATTAATATTGGTTCAGCCATTGGGGATGTATTAGGTATTGTTGGTGATTTTGTCAGCAATTTGTTAGGTATAAAGGATGGAGAACAAGGTGTAAATCTTTTAGGTGTAGCATTTGAAACATTGACAGGATTTTTGAAAGAAGCTTCAGGTGTATTAAAAGACTTCACAGGGTGGCTAAAGGAAAATCCTGCTGTAGTTGATTTAGTGATTTCTGCAGTAGTTGGTCTGACTGCTGCTTGGCAAACATATAAAACGATTAGTGCAGTTGTTAAAGCTGTCGAATTGGCTAAAAATGCCATCTTTGGAACTTCATTCGCTTTATCTCAAGCTATGGCTGTGGCAAATGGAACTTTAACTGCTAGTCTAGCGGCTGAGAATGCTGCAGCAGTAGGAGCAAGTGGAGCATTTAGCGTTTTTAATGCGGTTTTAGCTGTAAATCCTATCTTTTTGGCAGTTGGAGCAATTGTAGCGCTGGTAGCAGCATTAACATGGTTCTTCACCCAGACTGAAACAGGAAGACAGATTTGGTCATCTTTTGTAGATTGGATCAAACAGGCTTGGCAGGGAATTTCTGATTTCTTTGTCGGCCTTTGGTCTGGTATCTCTGAAGGTGCTATCGTCTTATGGGATGGAGTTGTTGCAGCTTGGACTGCTTACATCGAAACTGTGAAAGCGGTGTGGACTGCTGTTGGAACATTCTTTTATGACTTGTGGGTAAGTATTCAAGAGGCTGCATCTACTGCTTGGACATTAATTACTACATCTATTATGACAGTTGTTCAACCGTTCATTGATGGATTTATGAATATTTGGAACAACATTTCAAGTGGCCTTTCTCAAATTTGGGAAGGTATTAAAATGGTTTTCCAAGGAGTTTGGGAAGTTATCAAATCAATCTTCTTAGGTGCAGTTTTGGTTATCATTGACCTTGTTACAGGTAACTTCAGTCAGCTTGGAGCTGACCTTTCTCTAATTTGGGAAGGTATTAAAAATGGCATTTCTTTGATATGGGAAGGGATTAAAACATACTTCTCTGGTGTTGTGAATGTCATAGTTGGTTACGCTACTGGTGTTTTTGAGAACTTCTCTAATGCTTTGAGTACAATTTGGGAATTTATCAAAACTGTAACAACCTCAGCTTGGGAATGGATAAAATCTACAGTATCAAATCTGATTACAAGTTTGATTCAGGGGGCACAAAATTTATGGAATAGCTTTATGAGTTTTCTATCTAGTTTGTGGGAAAGCATTAAGTCAACAGCAAGCTCGGCCTGGGAATCTTTAAAATCTAGTGTGTTAAGTATTATTGACAATCTTGTCTCAGGAGCACAAAACGCTTGGGATACCATGTCAAATGCTGTATCTAGTCTTGTAAGCAATGTTACGGGATTCTTTGACCAATTATGGAATATCGATCTGTACGCTGCAGGGCAAGCAATTTTACAAGGTTTCTTGAACGGTTTGCAATCTATGTGGTCTTCTGTAACTGACTTTGTAGGTGGAATCGCTAGTTGGATTCGTGACCACAAAGGACCGATTGAATATGACCGTAAGTTACTTATTCCAGCTGGTAATGCAATTATGCAAGGCTTAGATGGTGGGTTAAAAGACCGATTCAAGGATGTCAAGAAAACAGTCAATGGTGTAGCTGGAGAGATTTCTGATGTTTTTTCAGGAGATAATCTAGATCTTAATTCGACTTCATCTGTTTCAAAGAATCTTGAAGCACAGTTGGCTATGCCATCAGCTCAAATTGAAGCACATGATAGTAAAACTGTGTCTGAGATAGCGATTCTGAGAGCTAGTATGGAGAGAATCCTTACTGCTATCCTTGAAAAATCGTCAGATATCTACCTAGACAATGACATTATTTCGATGAAAACGTATGAACAACACGGTGCAATATATGCAAGGGAGGGAATTTAATGGATTATATGATCATCAATGGTTTTAATACATCAACCCTTCCTGGTTGTGTTGTGACGGATTTTGGAGAAGTATCAGGAGCAAAACCAAGAGGGGAAGTAGCTTCTCTTCATGGAGTAAATGGCTCGTATCGGATACTAGATGGTTCATATGAGAGTTATGAAAGAACATTTAAGTTCTACATTAAAAAATTAATCGATATTTCAGTTATTGTTGATAAATTTCAACCGAATGATAATATCCTTGAATTTAGTTATCATCCTGACTCAGTGTTTTATGCAAACTTCCTGACATCAACTTATAAACCTGATGGAAATCACGCATGGGAACTCTCTATTAAGTTGACGATGCAACCGTTCAGGTATCAAAAAAATGTGAATCCAGAAGTATTTACTGCTCCTGGAACAATCACGAATCCTGGTACAGTCTATTCTGAACCTATCATTGAATTAGAAGGAGATGGAGATGTTTCAATTACTGTTGGTAACAAAACAATGTATCTTACTCTAAAAAATAAGGCAACAATAGACTGCCGACAAGGAAAACAAAATATCTATAATGCGACAGGTTCTATACAAAATACTCTTAGAAAACGAGGTAGCTTCTTAGAAATTCCTACTGGTAGAACAGGTATCACGTATAGTGGAAATGTTCGTAAGTTGACGATTAGACCGAATTGGAGGTACAAAATTTGATTTATTTATCAGATGGAAACATATCTCTTAATGCAGCATATGATGATAACATCACACAAGAAGCAAATAGTACCTATCAATTAACATTTCGATTTCCAACCAACAACATCTTATGGCAGAGGTTAAGAGAGGAAACATTCCTGACAGCTGATGATCTTCATGGCGAGCAAGACTTTGTGATTTTCGAGGTTGAAAAACACCATGGATATATTCAAGTATATGCTAACCAGGTCATGACTCTACTAAATAATTATGTGATTGGTTCACTTGCTCTTGATCGTGTATCAGGTTCAACTGCTTTGAGTCAATTTGCTGGAAGCATCACTAGAGAAAATCCATTTTCTTTTTTTTCTGATATTGATGATCGCCATACTTTTAATACTGATAGCATTAATGCAATGGCTGCACTTACAAAAGATAAGCACTCAATTTTGGGACAATGGGGCGGAGATTTAGTCCGTCATGGATACCAAGTACGGCTTTTAAAAAATGGCGGTTCAGAAAATGAATCGCTTTTCATGTACAAAAAAAATCTTTCAAGCTACAAACAGAAGATATCAACCAAATCATTAAAAACTAGAATCACTTTTAAAAAAACAATTAAGAGTTCAAGCGAAAATAATGATGAACATAAAATTGCAGTTGTAGTTGATAGTCCATTGATTAACAAATACAGTCAGATTTACGAGGATGTTGTAGAAGTCAATGACCAAGATGTCAAGGATGAAGCAAGCCTTAGAGAATATGGTAAACAATATTTCAGAACAACTTTGTGCGATATGCTAGAAGATAGCATAGAGATTGATGTTATCGGTCAGAGTGATGTGCCCGTCCAGATATTTGATGTTGTGGGTGTCTACTACGAATACTACGATCTGGATGTAAGGAAGAAAATAACTAAATACAACTACTCACCAATGGCTAAGAAATTGAAGTCTATTGGTTTTGGTGAATTTAAGTCTGGTCTAGCAAACGCGATCGGTAATGTAGTTAGTGATGCAGTCAAAAATGAAACTCAACACTTAGATGGAATCTTTGAAGCAAAACTAGCTAAAGAAATCCAAAATGCTGATTTAGCTTTTGATCGTAAAGTTGAAGAAATCAAAAATCAGTTTGAAGATGAAGTCAATGCTGCTAAAGCCAAAGCAGAAGAAAACAAGCGTGCTTTGTCTGACGAAATCAACCAAAAGTTCCACGATTTCAGCCCAGAAGGATTCGAAGAAGCCAAAACTAAAGCAGAAGAAGCTTTACGAAAAATTGGAGCAAGCGCTGACCTAATTGAGGAAGCAAAGAGAATTGCTGCTGACAATGCTAGGGATTTAAATGCCTTTAAGACTTCAACTCAGAAAGAACGTGAGAAGTTGTCAGATGAGCTGAAGCGTTATTCACGAGAAGAATCTGAAAATAAACTGACAGAAATCAGGGAAGTTTTGGCTAGTGACTATGTTTCAAAAAGGACCTATGTAGAAGATGTAGAAGGGACACGTCAACGACTCGAAGCTATAACACAAGACCACAGGTCTAAGTTAGCAGAGTATAAACAAACAGTTGACGGTCAATTCACAAAACTATCTAGTCAGATTGCTGATAAGGTAGATAGGTTGGATTTCCAGCAAGTCAAAGAAACTTCACTAATTTATGAACGTATTTTGGGTAGGACGGACTCAAACGTTGCTTCAAACATCGCCCGCATGGCATTAACCTCTGAATTGTTTGAGGTTGAAGTAGGAAAGAGATTTAGTAACCATACGAATCTATTTTATGCTCCTACAAAAATCCCTAAATACATTTCATCGGTCGCAACAGATAAGCATTTAGAACGTGTCAGTTGGGACGACCATGACGGTATCAGAATTAACTATACGGACTCCATGTCTGGCTGGTTAGGAGTTAGATTCCCTCTTACTAAAAGGTTCGTAAAACAAGGCGAGAGTCTTGGTTATCGTATTGAGATTGCAGTTGACAAGGTACCACGAGACGGCAGGGTTTTAATTCAGCTACTAGATAACACTCCAAATCTTGGCATGTACTACAACTCTCAAATTCTACTAAAGAGAACTGGTAATCAGGTATTTACAGGGTATTTAGATATCCCATACACTGGGGAGCTAAACGAGTACTCTGTCAGATTTACACTTACTAGTCCTGGTAATATCGTTATCCATAAACCAATGGTTATTGATAAGCGCATAATTCCTGAAGAATTTGTAGATAGTACTGACTATAACAGTGAGTATAACCGAGTGACTATGTCCTTGATGAAAGATAGTTTTGCTATCAAGTCCTTAAATAGCGCAGGAGATCTCATTGCTGGTATTAACATTGGAGCCAACGGTAACAACCGCATCGTAGGTAAGGCTACTCACATCACAGGGGAGACCTTGATTGACAATGCGGTTATTAAATCGGCCATGATTGATAAACTCAAGACTGCCAATTTTGAAGCTGGCTCAGTCACCACCACTATTTTGGGAGCTGGTGCAGTCACGGCTGACAAGGTGCTTATGGACACAGCTATGGCCAAGAAATTTGTATCGAGCGATATTTTCACAGATAGCCTTGCTGCTAAGAATGCCTTTATTAACAAACTACGTTCAGTAGTGGTTTCTGCAACCTTGCTAGAGGGTTATAAAGGGCGTATCGGTGGATTCCAAATTGGTACTCATGATAAAGACCCAAACACTTATTGGCTTACAGGTCAAAACCAATTCGCGGTTGGTATGAGTAATGGTAGTTCGGCTTGGGGGCAAGTTGCTCTTTGGGTTAACTGGGGAACTGATTGGGGGAAATCAGGTCCTTATGCGTGGTACATCTTGCGAACTGGTGAAATGTATTGCAAAAACGATGCTAACTTTTTCAAAAAGGTTGATTTTGCAGATGGAGGCTCTGTTAATTTTTATGGAAATATAAATTATTATAAAGAGCCTAAGTTCTTTAAAGGATTGAACATGTGGGATTCTGAAATCATTGGAGGAGGTTCGAATCCAAAAGGCGGAAATAATGCCGTTGTATGGTGGAATCAAATCGGTTCTGGAAGTGTTAAATATTGGATTGATAAATCTTCAGATAGACGTTTGAAAGAGAATATCTTAAGTACATCTGTTCAAGCGTTGAATGAAATCAACCAACTTAACTTGGTTTCATTTGATTACATCGAAACTAAGAACCATGAGGAAATCGGATTAATCGCTCAAGAAGTTGAAGAAATTATTCCTCAAGCAATTTCAAGAGACCCTGAAAGTGAAGATAGTTACCTTCATATCGACTATACCGCATTTGTACCTTATTTAATTAAGGCTATTCAAGAACTCAATCAGAAATTGGAGAAATTAAATGAAAGAAGAAATTAATCAACTAATCATCCGAAATTTAAGTGATGATATCGGATTGAAAGCAAGTGATGCAGCAACATACAAAGCTCTGTATGAAGTCACACAAAAACAACTCAATGACATTTTAAATCTCATTGAGCAAAACGAAGAACTTAAAGCTAAATTTGAACAAGTGAAAGGACAAATGACAAATGGCAATCAATAACTATACACTCGCAACTAAACCTTACATTCGTGGTTTTGGGGACAAAACTACAACCGTTGTAGAAATTCGATTACAAGATGGCAACCGATACAGTACAAATCAACGTGAACTTGTGGGTGACCGCACTCAAGATAATGAAGAAACACTTATCCAAGCGGTTCTTGACATCCTTAAAGCTGAGCTAGACCCAGGTTCTGCAATCGTTCAAGCCCAATCTAAAATCGAGCAAGCTGAACAGAAGCTCACTCAGACTGAAACCAAACAGAACCAACTACTTGAAATCACTGAGAAAATCAATAAGGTAGTTCGTGTTATGGCTCAAGATTCAATTATGGGTGAGAAAATTGCTTATGGTACAACCTATAAGGAACTTGTAGAACTATTCCCACTTGTAAAAACTGGTGAGAGCTATGCCCCTGGTTCTATGTTTGCAATCGAAGACCCAGGGCATGTTGAATTGAACGGGGAAGGCAAACGAATCCTTATTCAAACTAACCAACAATTCATCTACCAAGGCGAATCACTTCAACAGCTAGAAGGTTCACCATCTCAAAATGGAATCCTTGCAGTTTGGAAATGGCAAGTACCTAAATCTGAACTAGAAACACAACCTGTTCAATAACAAGGAGGTGTTTATGCAAGATTTAGCATTTCACGAACTAGCAGAACATTTAAAAAATCTATCATATAGTCCGTATATCCACTTCTTTTTTTGGTTGATGGTATTAGATATTGCAACAGGCTACATCAAGGCCTTTAAGACTAAGCGTTTTGATAGCAAGGTAGGCACAATGGGCTTAATCAGACACTTCATTGTATTTGTCGTCATCTTGCTTGTAGCTATGTATGCACGTTCATTGGGTTTTCGTAGTTTTGGTATAGCGTGGACTATGTTTTTCTCTTTCAATTATCTGTTTTCAGTGATTGAAAATTGGGAGATGATAGGACTAGCATTTCCAGAGTTCCTGAAACCGTATATCAATCAAATCAAGAAAGATAATGCTCGTAAGATAGGTCAGTTATTGGTCAATATTGACCAAAAAGACAAAATTGAAGTCGAAGTAAAGGAGAAAGAAGACGATGCAACAGATCAATGAAATTTTAATTAATGGAGCTATCAGCATTCTAGTTATCCTTGTAGGTATCTCAGTTAAAGCTGTTAAAGAATATCTGATCCAAAAGGGTGGAGAGAAAACAATCAAGATTGTTGAAATCTTGGCTAAGAATGCAGTTAATGCAGTTGAGCAAGTGTCCACAGAAACTGGCTACAAGGGAGAGGAAAAGTTGGAACAAGCACGAGCAAAAATCCGAGCAGAACTTAGAAAGTACAATATCAGCATGACTGATAGTGATCTCGATACATTCGTTGAGTCAGCAGTCAAGCAGATGAATGACGCTTGGTCTGAAAAATAAATCAAGAGAACCTGAAAAGGTTCTCTTTTTAATATTAAAGAAAGGAGCAAGATTTGAAGAAAACCATCGAAAAAAAGCTTGAAATCACATCAAATAATAGAGATGTTGATAGGCTTTATCAAGAATTCTTCAGTATGGATAAGAACATCGCTGAATTCAAATTCACTCTTGACAATCTATCCGCTAACAAGGTAATTTGTTTATTCTATTTCAAGAAATCTAAACGATATTCAACAGTTGATGCGACAATCGAAGACAATACCTTTACTGTTAAATTTGATGTATCGTTGATCACAATGGACGAGCCTGTGGTAGGATACATCTACTTTGAAGAAGTGGAAAAATCTGCTGACGTGTACAGCTTTAGGTTCAATGTTCGAGTTAGTGAGCTTGATAAATCTAAGACTGCGCCAATCATCGAACAGAAAACAGGTCGCATCGTAGACATCGATAGCATTGTCACAAGAGCAGAATTAGAAGAAATTCTCAAGACTGTTCATGTTGGTAGTGATGCTTACGATGATTCAGAAATCGTTAAACGTTTAGCAGCTTTAGAAAATAAACCTGAAATTGATACGAGTCAGTTTGCTACAAAAGAAGAACTAGCAAACAAAGTAGAACGTAGCGAATTCAGCCATATTTCAGCCGATATTGAAGCGTTAAAGACAAAGACGGATAAAGATATCGTGTATGACGATAGCGCCTTAAAACAGCGTATATCTACTCTAGAGAGCAGACAAGATAATGATACTGTATATAACGATACAGAAATCAAACAACGCTTAGAAAACTTGGAAAATAAGCCAAATGTAGATACCAGTGGGTTGGTTACTAAACAAGAGCTTGAAAGTAAAGGTTATCTCACACAGCATCAATCATTATCTGACTATGCGACGAAGCAAGAAATCCCTCAACCGTACAACGATACGGAATTGAAAGAACGGGTTAAGCAGTTAGAAAACAAGCCGGCTATTGATACCTCGAATTTTGTAACGAATGATGTTTTAGCTGGCAAAGGGTATCTTACCGAACATCAAAGCCTAGAGGGTTATGCTAAGAAGTCAGAACTACCTCAACCATATAATGATGCAGAACTCAAGCAAAGACTTGCATCTATACCTAAAACCCCTCAGAGAATCAGCATCAACGGGAACATTGTAACCCTATCGGATGGCGGTGGGAGTATTATCTTACCAGCTTCGGGTCAAAATGGATCGTCTACATCAACCTCATCTAGTGAACTTGTAGGTGAGGGAATACCGAACGGTAAGGTCGATGGTACTCTTGGACAGACATATGTCGATACTCGTA